TCGAGCTTGCCCATCCCGTAGAGCAGGCTCTTCGGGTTCGGGCGGCGGAAGTGGATCACCTCGTCCGTCGTGAAGTCCTGCTCGTTCTGCTGATCCGTGCCGTAGCGGTAGCCCGCGATCAGCCCGTCCGTGGACGGGATCACCTTGACGTGCTGGCTTGGCATCGTCCACAGTTCGACCGGGATGTCGAGCGCGGAGTCGAAGACCGGGTGCAGGTAGGCGTTCCCCGTGAGCTCTAGGAAGAGAATGCGCGTCATCGCCAGCCCGAAGCCGTCGTCGACCGTGTTCGCCTTGCGCAGCACCTCCAGCACGGGATGCTCGAAGGCCACCTCTTCGAAGTCACCCGCGAGCGCCTTGCGCATCACGAGCCGCGATGGCTGGTTCGCCGTGTCGCCGCACAGGTACGCCTTGCGCGCGCGCGGCACGCGGCGGGTGTCGTAGAGCTTGCGGCCCGGACGCGAGCGCACGTACAGGCGCAGCGGCACGGACGCGACCGCCTGCGCGTTGATGCTCGCCGCCGCGTAGATCCACGACGAGTAGGCGCGCACCGCCGAGCCGTACGAGAAGGGCTGCTGCTTCGCCCGTCCGCTGCGGTCGAGCACCGACAGGCTCGACTCGAAGTACGTGTCCGGCGTGTCCTGTCGCTTGCGGCGGAAGAGGTCGAGGATGCCCATGAGGTCAGAAGATCCGTATGTCGAGGGTGTTGCTTCGGGCGTACGCCAGATGCCGCACGGCGAGGGCGAGCGCACAGACGCCGTCGTCGTGAAGGCCGGCTGGTGCCTCATACCTTACGCCCGTCCGCGTGTGCTCGTAGCCGAACGCCTCCAGCTCGGCGCGGAGCCAGCCGTCCGGGATGCCTACGCGCCCTTGCTGGATCGCGGCGGCAAGCCCTTCCATCAACTGCTGCTTGCTCGGCGCCGTGAACTTGAAGCCCTCGACGGCGGGGAGGTCGCGCTGCAGGTCTTCCACGATGGGGTCGCCCACGCCTGTCGAATCGATGAGGGCGGGCGTCTCGCCGATCATGCGCACGAGCCGGGTCTTGGTGTCCGCCCATTGCCCCTGCCATCGCTCGAGTGCCACTACTGTCCCATCCTCGCCCAATCCACACGCAACGGTCCAGTCTTGGCTCTTTGCGAGGTCCACGCCCCAGACCGCGACCGCACCCTCGGCGATGGGGCGCACGCACTTGGCGATCGCCTCGATGCCGAACGGGTTGCCGCCGTCGTCGCTTGGCTCGGCGAGGTACAGCTCCTTGAACACCGCCGCGGGCAGATCGCGCATGGCCGCCTCGACCTCCTCGCGCTTGATGACGCCGCCCTCGACCGCATCCCACGCCGTGAGCTTGTGGTAGCCGATGTCGCCCGCCGGCTCGGACTGCGCCCGCTGCGCGAGCCTGTGCACCCAGTTCCGACGGCCCCGGACGTTGCCGATGATGCGGACGGGCGCGCGCGTGGCGGTCAGCGTCGAGCGCACGGCGTGCCACGACTCCTCCCGCATCCGGGTCGCCTCATCGAGCACCGCGCCGTACACGTCCTCGCCGTAGAGGTTGTCGGGGTCGTCGCCGCTCTTGAACCAGACGCGCGAGCCCGACGCGATCTCGATCCACATTTCCGTGTCGTGGCTCTTCCACACCCGTTTGTGCGGGTCCGCCTGCCGCAGCCACGCCTTCATGCGGTCGAACGCGATCCGCGACTGCTGATACACGGGCGCGACCCACCAATACGAGTGCCCGGCGGTCTTGTCGTTCCACGCGCGCCCGAGCAGCCACACGAGACATCCGGCGGTCTTGCCCGCCTTCGAGGATGCTTCGATGACGACGATCCTGCGCGGGTCGTGGATTGCGTCGTACTGCTTCGCGTAGAGCGGCGGCAGGCGCAGCTCGACCATCAGTCGCGCCGCTCGAAGGTCACGGGCTTGAGCTCGATGCGCTCGGTCGCCTCGCCAGTCTCCAGCCTGCCGATCTTGTCGAGCAGGGCCAGCGCCTCGATGTCGTCCTTGCGCATCTGCACGAGCAGCTTGATCGACGCGATGCGGTCGCGGTCGTGCGTGGTCGTTCGCATCATCTCGGCAGTCACGCGCAGCGCCTCCGCGCGCACATCGTCGGGCACCTGCCACCCGCGTCGCAGCGCCGAGGTCAGCATCTGCAGATCCTCGCGCACGCGACCGGGGTCGGCGAACAGCGCACGGTCACCCTTACCCGCAATGGGCTCAATGTCACTCATGCTGTCACGATACGACAGCGCCCACACCGAAGTGCGGGCGCGTGTCGCTTCCGGGGGGTTGTCGGTCAGTCCTTCTTCAGCAGCTTGCCGATCGGCAGCACGTTGCCGCCGATGTAGCCGATCACGCCGCAGAGCAGCGCGAACCAGATGGAGCCGAGGAAGGACGAGAAGCTAGCGAGCAGGATCATGCGTATCTCCAGTAGCCGCGACCGCGTGCGCCACGAAGCGCATCAGGTCGCTCGTACGAATCATAGCGGCGATCACCTCGCCATCGTCAAGCGTGACTTCGATGCTGACGGTTCCCGGCGTGATCGGGTCCGCGTTCATGCGCAACTGGCGGGCGCGCGTACCGCACCTGTCCCACGAGCCCACGGGCCACACGAACTGGAACCACGGGCGCCCGTCGTCGATGCCGTCTAGGTCAATCGGCGGTATCTGCGAGTCGTCGGGCGGCACTTGTCCTCTTCTTGCGATCACGGGCCTCTCTCCTGTAGGCGGCGTCGAACATCGGATCCTGCGCGCGGCGCACCGCGATCCACTCGCGCAAGGTAACGTCAGAATCGTCATTGAGCGCCTTGGCGGCGATGTTCGCCTCGCGTCGCTCGCCTGCTGGGATGAAGAGCCCGACCGCGGCCAGCAGGCGCTTGACGAACGCGCCGAGCCCCGTCATCCAGAGCAGCGCGACCACGCCTACCACGGATAGGGCGATGAGTCCCCATGAGAGCAGGTTCGCCCACCACGGCGTCACGTCCTTGACGCCCGGCAGCGCGCGGACGATCGCCTCGGTGGCCCCGATGATCCGCTTCTGTTCCTTCGCCCCGGCGCGCGCGTCTGGAGCGATTGCGCCATACTTTCCGTCAAGTGTGGCGGCTTCTATCCGCTCGAAGCGGTCCTTGCTGCTCTCGGCGTTGGCGCGGATCACTCCCGATGCATCGGCTATCCGCTGCGTGTCGCTGCAGCCGATCGCGCAGATTGCCGCCGCGATGGCGAGCGCGCGGATCATGGCCCGATCTTGACGAAGCGCATCGCAAGCGACACGATCGCGCCGAGGACCGCCGCCGCCCCGAGCATCTTGTGCTTCATGCCCTCGATGTCGTGGACGCGGGCTTCGAGGCGCTGAATCGACTGCTGCAGCTCGTCCTGCCTACCCAAGAGGCTGTCGACCTTGCCCTCGAGCCTCCCGATCGCCAGCATGATCGTGGCGAGCTCCGATTCGGTCGTCTGGTTCATTCGTCGCCGTCCTCGTCCATGATCTCCTGCATCTTCTCGCTGGCGATGTCGAGCATCGTGGCGCAGAGGACGCGGTTGCCTGCCGACGCGAGGCGGACGTGCGTGCGGTCAGCATCGTTGTACGACGCGACGACCACGACGGCATCCGCGTCGGCGGCTTCGATGATCTGCGCGCAGGCCTGCCGCATGAGCCGTCGCCGGCGCTGCGGACGTGTCTCGGGTTGCTTGCCGGTCATGCTCGCAAACTCTACGCGCCGAGTCAGATCGCCTCGGTGACCTCGTAGCGGATCGTGGAATGGCTCGGCCCAAGAGCGTGCGGCGTCTTTGTCCTGTCGCCAAACAGCCGTAGCCACGCGCCACCCTTCGGCTTGGGCGGGTGCCCGCGCTCGATCGCCCATCCGTTCTGCGGGCTGAACTCGTCCTTGTACCCGGCCGTGCGGAAGTGGACAGCGCGATCGGAGTACGGGTAGCCGCGCGCGCTGATGCGCCAGCGCTCAATCGGAAGGCGCCATTCGTCATGCGTGTGCCCGGTCCACACGAGATGAGCATCAGGCAGGTAGACCGCCATCCGTGCCGTCTGGATCGTGCCGCGCGTGACGGGACCGCCGCCGCCGTACCCGTGATGGGCGTACATGATGACCGGGTTCCCGATCGTGTGCCCGCCCGGATTGGTCACGCGGAACGTAATGAAGTTGGCGTAGCTGGCTGCGACCGCCTTGCACGCGGGGTTGCGCACCTTGAGCGCCTGCACGAGCCGCTCAACCATGTTGCTGTTGTGGCGCTTCAGGATGGCTGTCTCGTGGTTACCCGGCGAGTAGAACAGCAGCCGATCTGCGTATGGCGCCAGCGCATCTGCAGCCGTGCGGATCACGGCGTCGAGGTAGTCATCGACCTTGTGCTCGGGACGACACGCCGACATCGACTTGCGCGGATCCCATGAGCCCTGCATCAGGCACAGAAAATCGCCGTTCAGCATCCAGTACCCATTGCGCTCCTTCATCTGCGCAAGGTGCTTTAGAAACAGATCTTGGTCGGCATGGGCGTTGTCCCAATGGACATCGGAGGCGAGGAAGAACCACTGCTCAAACGTCGCAGGTGACTGGCTGACCATCTCGACTGCGTACGACGATGGCGTCACAGTGCGGATAGCGACTCTCTCGGTGACCTCGCGTGGCTTGCACTTGCCTGACCTGACCGTCCGTGGTGCCTTGGTCTTCACTAGTCCTCCTCTGGCGCGAGCCCGTCAGCCTGCGAGAGCCTGACGTGGTACGCGGTGATGTGAGCGCCTGCGGGCTCGCCCGGATGCGCGTAGATGCGGTAGATGAGCTGCTCGCAGATGTGCGCGTCGTCGCCCCACACAATCCCCGTGAGCGCGTCCTCGGTGGAGCGGAGCAGCTTGGTCACGTCCGGGCGCACGATGGGCACTATCGGCGCGCCCTTGCGCAGCGCTCCAGATTTGGTGAGGTGCGACGCGGGCCTAGTCATGCGGAACGTGATGGTCAGGCCGATCGGCGGCGCGATCACCTCGCGCGCGTCCATCGCCATGCGTGCGGCGGTCGCCACCAGCGCGCGCCACTGCTTCGTGCGCTTGCCGCCCGCGTCGGTCACGACGATCCGCCCTGTGTGCTTGTGGAAGAAGGCGCTCTTTGATCCACCCGGCGCTGGCTCGCCCTCGACGTGGAACGCCACCCGGTCGAGGCGCTGGCACTTCATCAGTCGTCCTGCACGGCAGGCGCGAGGCCGAGCGCCTGCAGCCTGCTGTAGACCTCGTTGCTCGCGCGGTCAGCGATGATCTCCATCGCCTCTTCGTCAAAGCCCAGCGCCGCGATCTCCCGGTCGGATGCGTGCCCCTGCAGCCATGCGGCGCAGAGCGAAAGCGCCATCACGTCACGCATGAGCGCGTTGGCGCGCGCCTCGAACTGCTCGCGGTCGGCTTCGAGCTGCGCGACCCTGCGCGCGAGCACTGCGATCGTTTCTGCCGTCTGGTCCATGCTGTCCCCTTTAGGCTAGGTCGATATCAACGACAGAGGCGCGTAGCCGCTCGATGGCAGCTGCGCGCCTGTGCGCCCGGAGGATCGTCTCGGTGGAAGGCTCAAGGCGAGCCGCGCGCTCCTCCGCTGCGCGCTGCATCGCCTCGAGCATGGCGCGGTGAAGCGCCGTCGTCGTGTCCTTGTGTGTGAGCGCGTCCATGCGCCTGCGGATTGTGTCGCTATGCGTGTCGCGCTGTCAAGTCAAGCGCCGAGCTTCGCCTTGACCTTCGCCCAGTAGCCGAGTGTCGCTGCCTTGCGATGCCCCTTCGGCCCGCCGTTGTGTATGCGCGCCAGCGTCTGCGCGTCCCACGACTTCGCGTACCTGCTCCAGTATGCCATGACTACGCGCCGTGCGTAGACCTTGCATCTGACTGACTGGTAGGTCTCGCCGTTAGCGACAAGCGACGGGTCGTGCTCGACCGCGTCGAGCCAGTAGACCTTATGGATTTGGAGCGGCCCCAATGCCCGGCCTTGATCTCCAACAGCGTTGGCGGGGTCACGCTGTCCGCCCGTCTCAACGGCCTCGATGGCATCAAGGATCGGCGTCGGGTCAAAGCCGGCGGGCGGGTTGATGGCGAGCGCGAGAACGATGGTGAGGTAGGTCATCATGCCCCTGTCATCGGCCATCTAGCCGCCGGGCTTGAGCTTCTGCACGCCGATTGTGTGTCCCTTCCGCGTTATCCGCTCCGCCCACGGCACATAATCGGGGTCGGGCGGCAGCAGCGGGTAGTGCTTCAGGACGCGCCGGGCGCGCTGGCGCACCTCGCGCGGCACGCGCGGCGTCTGCCGGGGATCGAGCAACGCGTACAGGAACGTCCGCGTCGCGGCGATCGCGCGCGCCTCCTCCTCGGGAAGTGTCATTGTGCTACCTCCAGCTTCGTAAACCACGAGATCGGCCACTCGGCCATCTTCTCGATGTCCTTCTTGTCGTTGCGGTCAGTGCGACCGCCAGTATTGGTCGGCCACGACTCGGGATCGAGCTGATCGACCGCGACCCATCCGGTCATCTTCGGCCATCGCACGATCAGGATGCCCGGCACCTCACGATGATGAGCTTCGCAGTGCAGGGTGACCATCTTGCTGTGCGAGATCCAGTACGGGTCATGCTGAACCGTGCGGCACTTGATCTCCACGATCGATACGAGCTTGCCGTCGCGCAGCATCTCGTAGTCATACGGTGCGTTCCTCGGCATGGCCTGCGCATCGAGCCCCATGACCTGCGCGTATGTGGCAGCGACTTGCGCCTCGCGCTCCCGGTCTGCATCGCTCTCGTAGATAGGCCTCATGCCACCTCCGCCGGCTTCATGCCCGTGACGTTGGCGAGAAGCTCCACGACCACGCCGACCGTCGCGGTCTTGCGGACCTCCGAGCGGTACGTCACGTCGCCCGGCTTGTCAGGCGTCCAAGCAACATGAGTCTTCCGCTCGGTCGCGATCATTGCCATCGCCTCATACTGGTGGACCGCCGTGAATCCGGTGTCCGTCATCACGACCGTCCATCCGTTCTCTTGCAGCCACGCGGCTGCTGCCTTCTGTCCATCGGTCATTGCTCCTCCATCCTGTAAGAATTCCCTATACGTTCTTGTGACAAGTCCAGCGCGTCACGGTGCGCCTGCCGCAGGGCGTTTCGCAGGTCATCGATTACCTGCGCCGCCGCCTCGATGAGCTCAATGTCGCGCATCGCCTGATCGCGCCAATCCACGGCGGGCGTCCCTGCCCGCAGCGGAATGGCCGACCAAGACGCGCGCACGGCCTCGGCACGGAAGCGCAGATCCTCGGCGATGTCTTTAGCGCTGGACATCAGTCGCCTCCCTTGTACGACTCGCGTGCCGTTTCCTCCAGCGCGGCGAGCGTGTCGGGCCAGCCGCGATCCTTGGCGTACTCGCGCTTGTCGTACGTGACCAAGCCAGACAGGATCTGCATTCTCGCCTCGTCGCGCTCGGCCTTCAGGGTGGCATTTGCGGCTTCCGCCTCGTCGCGCTGGTCAACTAGCCGCTCGATAATCGCCGCCGCCTCGGTCGTCCACCACGCATCATCGACGTTGGCCCAGCCGTCGTTCAGGCGGTCGTGCATGGCGCGCAGGTGCGCTACGACGTTCTTGGGTGTGGGGATGGGCTTCACGCGCCACCTCCGAACGCCGGGTCGTGCGTCTTCACGATGCGCTTGGCGCTCCCGGTCTTCAGATCCTGCGCGACCGTCTCCTCGAAGTGGTTGCCGAACGTGTCGCCGAGAAGTTTCCGGCACGCGCCGGGCTTCCATGCGCCACTCGACAGCGCCTCGGCCATGAGCGCCTCATCGCCGCCAGTCGCGCCGAGGATCGCCACGAACGTCGCGGCGTTGTCCCTGCATCGATAGTCTCGCTGCACTCCCACGTAGAGCCTCTTGCCGTCCCCGATCTCAACATCCCCATGCAGGCCGATGTGCTCGATTGTGGCCTCCTCGACCTCCTGCTCGAACTCGCGGATCTTGGTCTTGAGCGCCTTGATGCCGCTGCGGATGTCAAGCAGAGCCTCGCGGCTCGCCAGTTCGCGCGAGTCAATGGCAACGTATGCATCGACCAACTGTTGGTAACTCCGTGTCATCTGTCTCTCCTTGTGGCTCAAGCCACGGCTGGGGTCTTGTCTGCGGCCTTGTACCGGAAGTCGGTAGGCGTGTTCTTGCGGAAGGCATTCCACCAAAGCAGGCACCGCACGTACTGCTCGCGCACGACGCCCGGGTTGCTCTTCTTGCGCGTATGCATCTGCGTCAGCCACTTGGCTGCGCGCCTCGATGCGCTCTGGTTGTCGGGATTGCTCTCGTCCCTGATCTCCGCCCAGAAGATCTCCGCATCCCTGTGGCATCGCTTCCATGTCATGAACATCGCCCCCACCGGGCCACTGCGCATGATGTGCGCATGGGTCTTGCGCGAGAACCTGTCATCGAGCCACTGCGCGAAGTCCCCGTTGTTGAGCAGCTCCTCGGCGCGCTGGGCCATCGTGTCGCGGCGGTGCGCGTTCTTGACGAACCCGTCATCGTTTGCCACGCGGATCGCGCCAGCGCACAGCATGAGCACGTTGGTCGAGATGCCGACGAGCTTGTCGCTCGTGGCCGCGAAAGCCTGCATGATCTCCCGGTTGTTCCGCATCCCTAGCGACGAGTCGTAGGTCTGCCACAGGTGCGCCACGTCTTCGATCGTGTCGCAGACGTAGTGCTCCATGATCGCATACGAGCCTGTGGGGATCTGATCGACCGCCATGTACGCATTGGATGTGTGTTGCCCGTTGACGCGGTACGTCTCGCCTGTCTCAAGGCACTTCGCCACTGCCCACGGCACGGGCCTCATGGCGCCAAGCTCGATCATCTTGATGTACGCGCCGACGCGAACGTCGCTGAGCTTCCTGTCCATGCCGAGCATTGGCATCCCGGCGTGTCGCTGCGCGATCTCGCGCGTGATCTGAACTACCTGCGGTCGTCCTGTCTGTCGATAGTGCTGCATTAGCGTCTCTCCTGCTGATTGCGGTACTCGGCATAGACGGTCAGCGCCGCCATGCGAGGCCAGTCCGACAGTCGGGCTGGCAGCTTCTCCGTGACGAAGCCGATCGACCGGAGCCGATCGACCATCGCCGCGATCTTGTTGCGGGACAGTCCCGCCAGCGTCTCGCGCGCGCGGATCTCATCGGCACGCAGCGCCTCGTCGCTGTAGTCCTCGCCGTCGTCCGCCTTGCTCATGCACGTCACGCGACCGCCGTTGGCGACGGCGATCTGCTCGGCCTCCTGCCGCGATTGGCAGCGGCACCCGTACCACGCGCCCGGCACGCCGTGCTTGCTCGTGCGCTGCCACGCGACGTGCCACGTCATCGTGCCCGTGTAGCGAGGCTCGGGCGTGTACGTGCGCTCGTCCATGAGCCGCGAGTACTGCGCCTTGATCGCGGACAGGACCGGGCGGCGCTTGTCGCTTGAGCCGTACACGAGGCGGATCGCCTGATCGAGCACGTCCTGCTTGAGCGGGGCGAGCTGCGAGCGGAACTCCGCCATCTCGGGCTCGGTGATCTTCGCGCCCGGCCAGAGCTCCTGCATCGTGCGCATGTTGTCGGTGATGTCGATCCGTTCAGACATGGCTCTCTCCTACGCGCGTTAGGCTACTTCGGTTAGAGGCGGCAGTCAACTCCAATTTCGGTTTGGCTGGGCAGATGATGTTGCGCGTCTCGCCGTGGCGCAGGTTGCCGTCGTTGTCGGTGTACAGGTTCGGGATGCGCGGGAAGCCGCCATCCCAGAAGAGGTACTCGTCCTCCGGGCGGCAGTCGGGCGGGATGTGCGAGCGGTTCGCGCGGAAGCCGTGCGCGGCGCCCTTGGCGGGCGCGGCTTCGGCACGCTTGGCGTCGCGCTCCTTCCACCCGTTGCCACGTGCCATCCAGTCGCCGAGGAACCGTCGCCACGCCGTCATGCGCTGCTTCTCGACGTGCGTTCGGACATGCTCGGCAGCGCGGAGGATCTCGCCGTCGATGTCGAGTAGCGGGTACGCCTCGGCCCAGCGCTTGCGGTCTTCGTCCGTGACGCCGATGAACCCGTCCTCGAAAGTCCAACGAAGGGGGTCGGCGGGGCGACGCGCCTTGCGCGGCGCTTTGCTAACAACCGAAGGTTGTGAAAGGTTAAGGGTCAAGGGAGAAAGGGGAAGGGTTAAGGGTTAAAGGCTGGCTCGACCCGGAATCTCCGCGGCTAGTCTCGGAAAGTCCAGTACTAGTCTCGGAATTTCCGCGGCTCATCACAACGTCATTCGTGGCAGGAGGTTCGGGCAGGTTCTCCGAGG